AGGGACTTTGAGAAACTTTTCCAGCCGTTCAATGGAATACCTCACGACTGGGTACATGCAAGAGGAATTGATTTTCACCAGTACAATCCCTGGGCTGTCGGGTGGTGCTGTCTGTCTCCACAGAACGAAATGTTTATTTATGACGAACTCTGGGTCTCGCCTGAGCGTCACGTTACCTACGACATAGCTCAAATGGTTAGCGCAAAGAGCAAAGATTACAAGTATTGGTTAAACCTTGTTGACCCCCTGGCTGGAGTGAAACAGGGGAATACGGGGCGTACAACCGTTGACGACCTGAACGAATACTTTTACATGCTCTATAAGGAAGGTATTGGTACGGGTGGTTTCTGGCAGACATGGGATACGAAGTCACAGAGAGGGCAGGACGATATAAAGATGCGTCTGAAAAACGCAAAGATCGTAGGTAGACCCTTCAATAACTTGGTGAATGGTAAGTATCTTCCTACCATCTGGATTTCTTCAAGATGTCATTACACTATAGAACACATGAAAAATTGGCGTAAGGAGCAAGTGTCTAACAGGAATGCCCTTGTTCAGAATGACCCGAAGGATTCGGCAGCCGAAAAGTACAGCCACTTCAACATGGTTTGGGAAGGAATACTGAAGAGTCCTGCATTTTCAGTTAACCGTTATCGTGGGAGTGTACTGCATGACAGGAAACAGCGGAGAGAAGCTCGTGCATAGTCAGGAAATCAGACAACAGTTTGTTTTGTTAAATCCACAGGTTATTCTGGGGAATAACGGAAGGAGACCAAAGATGCCAATGTATGACTACAGGTGCGAGGATTGCGACAAGACCTTTGAGATTTACGTTCCACTTGATAAACTTGAGGAAGAGATAAAGTGCCCTTACTGTAAAAAACCTCTAAAAAAGGAAATGAGTCCAGTATTTTTTAAGGTGAATTGATGGATGAAAATATTCAAACGTACCTTTTGAAGATGATTGATGAGGAGATTGGTGCGTCAAAGAATAACTTTGATAATCAGGAATTTGAAGCAATCATTGATATACTTGAAGGTATCCGTTCGGAAAAAGATTACGACTGGATGTCTAATCATGTACTCAATGAGTATGTTGCTATCCTTCTTACAGATGCCTCTGGTTGGGCTAATCAGATGTTTCAGACGAGAGATTTTGTTCAGCCTCGCCTTGAAGGTGACAAACCAGAAGACGAACAGAAGTGCGAAGCCGTGAAAGTTCTCCTGAACAAGACATTAAACAGGAGGGACCTGCATTTCTACTTAAAGTATATCCGTGCAAGGATGCTCAACTGGCTTACGGGTATGGTATGGATTGTGTGTTGGTGGGAACAAGAGATAGAAGAGCCGAAACCAGAAGAGATTAACCCATTTGCAGGGGTAGAACAAGAGAGAGCAATAGGGGAACGGAAAATCAGGGTTGACAGATTTAATTGTACTGTACTTGACCCTCGGAATGTGTTTACTGACAATTCTTATGCCTATTCCGCACAGGATAAGAAGTACATTATTGTCCGTTCGGATTCACTTACTTACTCTGACCTGGAAAAAGACAAGAAGCGCTGTGGTTATTTTAACCTCAAAGAAGTGAAAGAGGTGATGCAAGGTAAAACTACAGGCGAGACTGAAGCGTCTTTGGAGACTTACAACAAGGACAGCAAGACAAGTTCACCACCTAAGAGCACTCCTGTCCGCACTGTAGATATTTACGAACGGTATGGCAAGGTCTGGGCTATTGTAGAAGAACGTAAAGACGGAGAAATTACAAAAATATCTTCTGGCATTGATAAAGAAGGCGAGATAAAGGCAGGCGCCGAACTTGTGGAAGCGATAGTGACTAAAGCAAGAGCAAACGGAAAAGACATACTTATAAGGTTTCAGGCGACACCCTATTATGACGTAAAAGGTAACCCATATCGTCCTGTTGTGAGAGGGCTTTGTTATCCTCATCCGATAAAAGACATGGGACTTGGAGACGGAAAATACTTGAGAGATCCGCAAAAAGCGGTAAACGACATTTTCAATATGGGGATTGACCGTCAACGTCTTGCCCTGATGCCGACCCTGAAAGGAAAGAAATATTCCCTTGTTGACAATGACACGATTCGCTTTGAACCTGGACACGTCATGGAACTTGAAAACCCTCAAGACATAGAGGAGATAAAGATTACGGACAATATGCAGGGTGTGACAGCTTCAATAAGTCTTTTGACCAGTTTTATGGACAAGTTGCCCTCGGTTTATCCGACCACGATGGGCGACCTTCCAGGACGTGCAAGTACAACTGCTACTGCTGTAGCGGGTGCGGAGACAAGGACCAATTTGAGGGCTAATTTCAAGAATCTGACCTCTGAATATACATTTGAGACTGAACTTTACTGGATGATAAACCAGATGAGCTACAGATTCATGCAACCGCAGACAGCATATAAGATGCTTGGGGATTTGGTATATGTTTATGATGCCGACAGCGAGTATACTTATGACCTAATCACTGCTAACATCGAGACGGAATATAACAAACAGAGGATGTTACAGATTATAGACCAGTTCATGGGACGTGTGATTAACATACCGAACCCGAACACACCCAAACTGGTAAATTACTTACTGCGTAAGGCATTTGACCTCTTTGGCGACAGATTCCCACAGTACAAGAAGTACCTGCTTGATGATAGTCAGCAGTCAGCAAAAATGTTGATGGCAGGAAAGGGTGGGGCGAAAACGCCTGAAGACCTTGAAACTCCTACTACCAATCAGGCGGGTCAGGCAATGACTGCACTTGAGCAGGGGACAAGAGAAAAAGCGACAGGGGAGATGTTCTAATGAAGACAGAAATAAATCAGGTTGATTTTAGAAAGTATCTTGAAATTGAAGGAAGAAAAGCACTCAAAACGATAGACATACTTGCACGGTTAGAACCGCTTATAGGTATTCTTGTTGAGAACTCACCTGGGAAAGAATTGCTTTTGGAAGATGTTCAGAGGCACGAGGAACTTTTGATGAAGATGTACGAAGCTACGGAAAAAAAACCGTTTACAACCGAAGAACGGGTAGAGATTAATTATTTGAAAAAAAGGATATTGAGGATTGCGAAAATGATTATCACTTATCAGGATAAGCATCTTCACATCCTGGATAAAATAAAAGAGAAAGGAGAAACAGATGCCTAAAGATGGAGTTTATTCGGAAGAAGAACTTACAGAGTTAAGGGGTAAAGACTCAGAAAGTTTAACTGATGAGGAAAGGGAAGTTTTGGGTATACCTCCAAAAGAACCTGAACCGCCACCGCCTCCACCTGAACCGCCCAAAGAACCTACCGATGAAGATGATGAAGACCAGTTAACGAAAACCCGGCTTGGTAGACGAATTAAAAAGATGGGCGAGAGAATGGTGACAAAGGAAGATTTTCAAAGTTTTCTTGAGAAGATTGATGAGAGAATTGATAAGATTGATAAAAGGAGAAGCGACCTGCCATTGGAAGAAGGAGATGATGATCCAATAATTAGTACAGCAGCGGATGTGAGACGTGTGCTTCAGAAAGAGAAAGACCAGGAAATGAAGATGAGAAAGAATTATATAGACAGATATACGAGTACAATAGCAAGGTTGAGGGTTGAAAAGGAATCTGACGAAGATTTTGATGAAGATGATCTGAAAAAGGTGGAAGAATTGGTAACAACGGATAAGAGATTTTATTTGACATATTCAGACCACAGAGACCCTGATGGAGATGCCGACAGGAACTTCCAGAGGGCATTAAACGAAGTGTTAAAGGGTAAGCTAAAAATATCCAGAAAACCGACAAACAAATTTGAAGGGAAGCCTCCCGCTGCACCATTAAATCCCAGCGGTACGGGTGAGACCCCTGTAAAGAAGGTTGAGGTTAAGCTGGATGATATGTCCCGTGTATATTTATCCAAAGTCATGCCGAATGCAACGGATGATGAATTAAGGGAGATGCTTGGTGAGTAGATTCCTCAAAGTTGATCCTGAAAAGAACTATGGACGGGGATATGACCGCTGGGTCTATTGCAGGTTCTGTGGAGCCTTGAATGACCTTGAAAAGCGGACGACAGGAGATGGAGAAGGATTTTATTTTGTGGATAAGGCAACCTTCAACGGAGAACCCTTGAAGTATGACCCGACCGCAAGCAGAAGCCTTGCTCTTACAGGGAAAAGCGTCATATTGAAACTTGACGCTGATGGAAACGGAAAAACATTTCACTATACACCGAGAAATCAGGTGAACTCAAGTGGATGTTTTTTCTGTGGTAGTCGTAACTTCATTTAGAAGTTTCGACAGAAAATTGATGTGTTGAGATAAACACAAGGAGGCTATTGATATGTTTAAAGTTGTTAAACGCACACATGAGCCAAGATGGTTTCCAGTGCTTCAGGGAGAAACTATCTATGTAGGACAGCTTGTTTCTATGGGATTAACGACAGCTGGATATGGTGTTAAGGCTTTGGGTGCTGCAAGCGGTGCAGGTGGAGTAGGTTCAGATGTAGTACCGTGGGGTGTTGTAACAGGTATAAATAATAAAGTAATGACCTATAACAGCACTTACCATACTTATTCTACCCTTGGTGTCCAGTCTCAGGCAAGCCAGGTGGCTCGTATTACAAGCCCTGCGTTTGTCGGAGTGGAAGGATTCTCAAAAGCAGACCCTATGCCCTATGTTTTGGTGGATAGACTTGATTCTACTACACAGATAAAAGGCACGATTTTCAACGCTACTTATGGAACAGCGATTACAAAATATACGAACACAACTCAGTCAACAACTGGTGCAGCGGTAACTACAGCTGCTGTAGGTAATACCCCTCTTGGATACAACAAGATTCTGTATGCGATAGATGGGAAGAACGCAGGATTGTATCGTGGTGAGGGCAGTGGTACTTCTACTACTTCCCATGTTCCTGATACTTACTGGCCGTATGATGTTGAGGAAGGAGACAAGTTCAAGATTGTATTTCTTAGTCTTGGGACAGTGAAGGCACAGTTTGACACAGCTTCTACCTGCATAATTGCTGAACCTGACTGCTCCTCAAATTACTGGTGGCTGGATGTTGACCTGATAAATCTTGAGAAGGATGGGGAGGAATACGCCATTTTTAGATTCAATCCCTTAGCCTTCTTGGGTGTAAGGTAGGAGGTGCTATTATGGCTGAGATACTTTCTGCACAATTTAAGAAACTTTTGGATAAGTCTTTAAACAAGATTGAGGAAAGGGTTTTTGAAGACCTCACAAAAGCGGAAGCTATGATACCCACGCTTTTTTCGGTGGTGAACGATTCTTCTGCATGGTGGGAATATATGGATGTCAGTGATGTAGCCGATATTCCGCAATTCACGGGTCTTCTTGAATACCTTGAACAATACCCTGGATATACCACAAGGATTGAACCAGGTGAGTATGCTGCTGGACTTCGCTTTGAGAGAAAATTCATTGACACAAACAAGTGGGATGTTCTGAGAGATAGAGTAGCGGGTCTTATGGAAGCCTGTTTCCGTACGAGGGAACTTGATGGCGTGAAGTTTCTTGCTCATGCCTTTTCGAGTTCGTTTGATTTTATGACCTCTGAGGAAGCACTTTCCCTTTGCAACTCCTCTCATACTTCCAAAAGCGGTGCATCCACGACAACAGGATTCTCGAACGCTGGAACTTCTGCTCTTGACGATCTTTCTCTTGAGGCTGCGAGGATTGCAGCGAATAAGTTCAAGGGTGACATCGGGAACCGTATTTTCACCAACTTTGACGAACTCTGGGTTCCTGACAGTCTGAGAAAGACTGCTCTTGAGATTACACAGACTCCGCAGGGCTTGTACTCTGCTGAGGGTACTGTAAACGTTCAGAAGGGACGCTGGAAAGTTTATGTCTATAAACTTCTGGATGATTACGATACAAACAACTGGTTTATAGCTGATTCACGGCTTAGAAAAAAACATACTATCTGGGTTGATGCTGTGAAAGCTGAGACAAAGAGGGATTTTGAGGAGTTCAACACCCTCGCCATTTGTAGCAGGATTTATGCAAGGTGGGG